CGCCTTCTTGGTCCCGCCATGGGGCGAGGCCTAGATGGCGAATATCTCTACCAGTAGACCGACCACGAGCACTGTCCCCAGGAATATGAGCCCAGGGATGGCGTGCTCCTCGATGTCTCTGTCGTCTCCAAGCTTCAAAATAGCCCCCAGCGAGCCCATGAGAGTGCGGCTCATTATTGTGGTGTGACCCGCTGAGGGCTCACGCTACCAGTCTACTAGAAGTTCAGGTCGTCATCACCGTAAGGGTTGGCAGACGGACCAACAGCACCAGTCGCCTGCTTGTTCCTCGGCGCACCGCAGAACTCGAACCGATAGGCACGCACGTATGACTTCCTACGCTCGTTGCCGTCCTTGTCCGTGTACTTCTCGTGCTTGAGGCTGCCCTCGATGAGCACCATCTCTCCCTTGTCGCACCGACTGATGAGGTCGGCTTGTTTGTCCCAGAGCGTCACGCTGTGCCAGTCGGTGGTCTTCTGCCCCTTGGCAAAACCCGACGTCGCGATGGACACGTCGGTGACCGACACGTTGTCGCTGCCCACCTTGCGTATCTCTGGCTTGGCGCCCAGGCGGCCCATTAAAGTCACTGAGTTCATCTCTTCTTCCTCCTTGCTGCCGCCTGCTGGCGACGCCTTTGAATGCGAAACTCTCGCTGCCAACAAGGCTCACAACGAACCTTGTCGACCCTGATGAACCGCTTGCAGTCCATACACCTCTCACGTGTCAGTACACGTCCTCGTCCAGCATCCCCTTCTCGCGCAGGAACTTTGTTATCAGTGCCCCGACCAGGAGACTGGTCGTCATGCCGCCCCCTGGGTTGTCGCGATTGAAGGTGTAGACGTAGCTGTCCAGCCGGTCGCGAATCGGTGAGTCCACGTAGGACTGAACCGACACCCTCGGTGAGTTGGGGCCGACCACCGGCCTCTCCTTCTTCTTGCGTACTCGATGCGCCATTACCGCTTCTCCTTCCAGTTAAGAAAATCATCGTATCCCTCCCTCGTATCCAGCTTGGCCAGTAGCCTCCTGCGCTGCGATGGCGACATGCCACTAGGGCGTGGGTTGTTCAGCGCTCCCATCCACGCAGCCACCTCGTAGTAGTCGAGGTCCAGTCGACCCATCTCAGCCATGAAGAACTTCCTGGCACCCTCCCACGACTCGTGCTGCTTGGCCTTCCGTTCTACCTCCGCAAGCCTGGCCTTCTCTTCTGGCGAGCGGAGGTCATCAAAAGGGACGTCGCTCTCCTGCGGACGAGACCACTGCTTTTTGTCCGGCTGGAACGAGCGCCCGGTCGACTCCATGGCCTGGTTGGCGTCGTCGTCCTCCGTCTCACAGAGGGCCAGCAGGGCGCCGAGGCCGTAACGCCTGGCGTACGTGCATGCCGAGCCCTGCCCTTGAGGGTTCTGCTTGCCGTACAGCAGGCGCACACGAGCCTCCACGTACTGACCGCTCTCGGCATGCGCCACTGCGGTCACGCAGTAGTCCGAGCCGTCCTCGCTGCCGTCCATGTAGTGGTAGATGACGAGGCCGTGCTTGTTGCACTCCCTCGCCACGCTCGTCAGGTCTTCCAGTGTGATGTACTTCGACCTGAAGTGGGGGTTGTCCCCAGACTTCGCAACCCTTGGGTTGGTCGATTGGAAGGCCAGCATGGCCTTGAATAGTTCCGGTCCTGGGTTACCCATCACTTCCTCCCGTGATTGTTAGATATGTCCACTACGATGGCTGCGATTGTCTCGATGCTCCGCAGGAGCACCCCCATCCTCTCCTCTAAGCCCGCCATCCTCACTGCGACACCCTCCAGTGCCGACTGATGGGCGGAGATATCGAAGAGACAGTGGCCGCCGCTGTCCTTCGCGTCTGCGGCATCCAGCCGCTTTGACCTACTCCAGCAGGCGTTGCCAGTCACAACCAACCCAGGACTAGACGCCATGAGCACCCCCGCGACTATGTTCCAGCCGTCCGACTGGCTGAACTTGCCGTTGGCCTGCATGGATTTCACAATAGCGGGCTGCGCCACCTCAATGGCTTGCCTTAACTCCTTGTCGATCTTAGGCGTCCACCTCATCCTCTCCCTCCTTGTGCTTGTTGTTGTCGAGCCACGTTGCCAGTGGCAGGTAGATTGCGTAGTGGTTCTCATGGGTTGGGGCGTTCACGCCAGCCTTCACCAGGGAGAGCCACAGGGTCTTGAGCTTTCCGTACCTGTTCATCACTCCCCCTTGAGGCCGAGGGCCTCGGTCGCTTGCTCCACTTGTAGCTGGACGCGGGCCCTCCCCTTGGCGCGCATCTCTGCACCGCCCTCTCCGTAGAGCTTGTCGCACTTGTCCAGGAAGGCGAACTCACGCTCGGCGTCCACCAAGAACTCACGCAGCGCCAGCGTTGTGAATCCCATCATCGGGTTGTCGTTCATCACCCTCCCTCCATGACGTGCTCGGTCACCTTCTCGGTGACGGTGATGCCGTCGAGCACCCACCCTTCCTTGTGGGCTGCGACGACGGCGGACTTGTTGAGCCTGGGCTCTGGTCGAGTGAGGTAGTCCTCGCTCACCGCGTCGAAGTCGAGCACGGTGACCTCGTACCCCTTCTTCTTGTTGAGCCGCACGAAGCCATCGTCGGTCTCAATCTTGTCGACGTCGGGGTGAAGCTCCCGGTGAGCGAGGAGCAACTCCAGCATGTAGCCACGCAGCCGCTCCACGTCCCCCTCCCGGCGTTTGGCGAGGGCAGTGACCCTCTGGGCCTCGGCCTTGAGCGCGGCGCCTTCAGCGGCCACCCTGGCCTTCACTGCGCGGATGGACTGGAGCTTCGCCCTGGTGTCGCCGTCGCTCTCTTCGAGCTTGGCCATCCAGGCATCGTAGAGTTCCTCGTCGACCACTCCGTCGGCGTCAGCCACGTCCATGAAGAGCGCAGCCAGGTGGCGTGCGTTCGACGCGATGTCATAGGTAGACTTGCTCATGCGTTCTCCTTCCTAAAAGGGTATCGACTCGTCGTCGGTGGGTGGCGTTGAGGTGGATGGTGCTGGGGGCTTCTCGATGTCGGCGATAACGCGGTCCCACTCGGCGGCCATGTCGGTGTGGACCCGGTGTGCGTCACCGAGTGCGCCTATGAACGCCCACATCGCGCGCGATGCTCCCTTCAGCAGCGGCAGGAGTTCCTGCTCGCGGACGTGTCGTCCGTAGTCATACCCCTGGTTGAACTCGTCGATGGCATCGATGGTGTCGGGGTTATGCGCGCTCATTGGATGCCTCCACCCCTCGCCCGGGGAGGCGGAGTTCCTCGAAGCCTTGGCCAGGGGGTCGCGGCAGGGTCGCGGTGGGGTTCCAACCCATGGCCACCTTGACAGCGCGATGCGTCGCACGGGCGGAGTGAATCAACGGCAAGGTATCGGGACATGCCAGGTAGAAATCGTCCCAGTATTCCGCGTCCCAGACCAGGAAGCGAAGAGCGGTGCTGTCGCTTGCGTCGATGTAGTAATGGCGCTTGGTCTCTCGGAGCGCAGGGACGGTCCTGTATCCGTCCCCATGCTCTCCCATAATGTCGACATGGTGGTCGAAGAAAACCTTTGGAATGCGAATGGTTTCCGTCATGGCTTATACCTCCTCGGACGTTGGCATCTTCCCGCCCATCGCCTGCATGATTGCCTTGAGCGTGGCACGCGCTGAGTAGGCCAGCCCGTGGTACTCGCGGCACAGGCCGAGGGTCATGGAGTAATAGTCGGCGTCCCCCGCCAACTCGGCCAGCTCGTCCGTGTCGTCCGCTCCGATGAAATAGTGCCGCGCCGTCTCGCGCACTATAGGTGGCGCTGGCAGCGCACGGTTGCGTGCGTGGTCGTCATAGAACATCTTCGGAATGCGAATGGTTTCCGTCATGGCTTATGCCTCCTCTCGGATACGGTTGGGTGTGACGTAGGTCACAGCGTAGTGGGAGTTCTGAAGGGCCGAGACCTCGGCGCTCGCCTCCTCCAACTCGGTGCGGATGGTGTGTAGGAAGTCGCAAGACTCGAACACGGCCTCGTCACTCATCTTCATCAGGTGATAAGTCTCTTCCCTTGCAGCGCAGTCCAGCGAAGACAGCACCTTCAGCGCTTCGCTCTTCAGCTTGGCGCACATCTCGTGTAGACGCTCCCGATGAGCGTCGACCGGGTCGGTCATCTCTCTCTCCTTGGTTGTTGGATTATGGTGATTCGCTACATAGCACGGTGAATCATGGCCGTCAAGGTAAAGCGGTTTGCTTCTTGCTGAGTGGGTGCCTGGTCACGGGCACAAGCTCATGGCCCTCGGCGCGCTCTGCTTCGATGGTCTCCCACCCGCATGAGTTGCACATCGTGTCACCGCAGATGATGACGTCGTCCACGTGCTCGACGCATCCGCAGACCTCGCAGTCCTCGTAGAACTTGACGCAGTCCTTACACACGATGAAGTCGTCCGCCTCGTCGTCCTCCTCGGTGAGGTTCTTGACGTCGTCCTCGTGACGAGTAAGGCCACACTCCTCACACTCGTGTCCGGCGGGCTCACGCTCTCGGATGCTGTCCCAGATGGTCTCCTCCCTCTTCGGTGGTAGGTTCCACATAACCCACGGTGGTGGTTCAGGGTCAAAGCTCATTGTCTAGCCTTCCTCGGCTGTTGCGCTACGACGACCGGACATAGTTGGTCCTCGTTGACGTAGACGTCGAAAGACTCGACCTCAAACTCAAGCTCAAGGCCTGTCCAAGAGCACTCGAAGTCTTCAATCTCTGTCTCGGCGCTGTTCACGCAGTTGTGAAGCTCAAGCATTGCGGCTGCCACCTTCTCTGCCCTGGCCTCCCATCCGTCTCGCTTGTCGTCTGGGCAGGTGGCGGTGATTTCCACCTCGCCGTAGACCTGGATTTGAAAGGTGTGTGTTGCGTGCTTCGTTGTCTTCGCCATTGTCTAGCCCTCCTCGGTGAATGCTGATGCGATGGCGTCGGCGCGGTCATTGGCCCATGCGTACCAGTCATCGGTCTTGTTCTCGTCGTCCGGCATCGGCCGCACGTGGACCTCCAGGTAGTCGGTAGCCGCGTCGATGATGTCGACCCATGGGCTGTCCGTCGTGACGTCCTGGGTGGTTGCGAATGCCTTGAATGTTTCGGTCATTGTCTAGCCCTCCTCGGCTTTGTTGATTGTCTCGGAAAGGAACGCACGCAGGCCCTCGGCGTCGAAGTTGCCCGTGTCGTCGTCGATGAACCTCTCCCGGTCGTGCCCCTGCTGGACGCCGGTCCAGCCTGCCCCGTTCCCGGTGTAGAGGCTCACGTACTCAGCCGCCCACTTGAGAGCGTGCAGCAGGTCGGGCGCTGCCTCGATCAGCAGACGCCTGCGCGCCAGGTCGTCGCTGTGGTAGTACCGACCGCACTCGTTGCACTGGTCGATCTCATGGGCTTCGAGTGTCGCCGGTTCGTTGCAATGCGGGCAGTACCCGTTGACGTGTTGTGTCGTCATTGTCTAGCCCTCCTACAGTGCCATCGTTAGCAAGGTTGCGTAAGTGCTGACCAGTAGAGCGGTCAGTGCGTAAAGGTCGATAGTCATCGTCTCATCTCCTTGGGTTATGGTTTAAGCGAAGTCCTCTTCACCGTTTGTGACTGCGTCCAGGTACTCGCGCCCATCGTCCCGTCGCAGTGGCCCAGCGCTGAACGCCATGCGCTCAGGCCGGAACTCATGAATGACGGGGTCAACAAGGTGGCGAGCTATGGTCTCGCTGAGAATGAATGGCATGCTGCAATGCGTGAAGAATCGCACCGCCCACTTGCCCCTGTGCATTGCGATGACGTGGCCGGTGAAGCACTCGCCATCGTGGCCTGCCTCTACAAAGATTCCCTCTTTCATCGTCTCATCTCCTTGGCCTATATCAGGCCCGCCTCGATTAGTGGTGACACCAGGCGACCCGCACCGCACTCAGGACACGGGTCGTCCGCGTCCGGTTCGATGCGTGCGGAGTAGTCACACTCGGTGCAGTCCACATCCACTGCGCCATCACTCATGATTTGCTCGAAGTATTCAAAGTCCATCGTCTCATCTCCTTGGGTTAGATGTCCTCGACGTGGTGAAACTCGACGTTCAGCGCCACGCCGTCTGTGCCCCACGCCCCCAGGTCGGGCGACTGCTCAAACGAGATGCGCGCATCAACACGCACACAGTGCTTTCGCGCTTCTCGGTCCCGCACCTCGTGAATCGTGTTCAGGATGCTTGTGAGGTCCAGCGCGTCCAGCTTGGACGTCGCGTCGTCCCCGTCGGGGTCTTCGTGTGGGTCAGATAGGTGTTGCACAATAAATGTCATTCGTTTCATCGTCTCATCTCCTTGGGTTATGGTGTCTAGTGCTGCAAGAATCCAATGACTTCAACACGTTCCGCCTTCGTAGGCTCACACAGTCCGCACGTGTTGCAGTCCTTCCGTAGTTCGGGGCGCTGCGCGGGGCACACGACCACCTTCCGGCCCTCCGGTGTAGTGAAGTCTGACCCGTCCCATACGGGTACGTCCTTCACTCTCGTGTGCTTCGAGTCGGCGCCCTTCACAGGTAGCACCACCGCCGCACGCCAGCCCTCACCGCATGCCTTGTCGGCCGCTTCGAGGCTCTCGACTGATGCCATGGCCAACCCTTTCAAGTGAGCGCCCTTGCTATCCCAGAAGTGAGTGTATAGCAGTAGGCCTTCCATGCCCTCGGCTTGGATGTCCTCACGCCAACCCTCGACAGTCTCACGAGGGAACGGGTTCGGGTCACCGCCAACAGCGCCCCGCACGTAGCGGGCCGTCCTGACCGAGTTCGCCAGGGCATTGCTCAGAGCGTAGCGTTTCGGCTTGTTCTTATAACTCCGTTGCATCGATGCGTGCGCCATACGTGGCGTACCGTTGTGGTGGTAGCATTTCTTGATGATGGGGCATCCCTTGCATGAGTCGAGACAGTCCTCCTTTGTCTCACCTACGTAGCCTTGTGGGATGTTCCCGGTCTTCGAGTTCTTACTCGTAGCAGTCCAGAGCATTTCCATGGGGTAGCGACTCCCGTTGTTGGGTTATGGGTTAGTCTTCGAGCAAGTCGCGAACACCGCTCGCCCAGCGCTCCAGGTCTTCGACAGCTTGCCACGCGGACGCGATTTCCTGGTCCATCCTGTCGAGGCCTTCGGCCCAGTCAGGAGTGATGGAACGTAAGCCGTCCTCCCAGGCCTCGACCGCCCCGTCTAGGTCACCAGCCGCCTCGCATACCAGCTCAGGCGTGGCTTCCCAACTGGACTGGAGCCGGTACAGCGAGCACCCCTGGCCACCATGAAAGTCGCGGCATGCGTCAGCAATTGCGCCCGTGTCCTCTAGTGCAAACTTGAAGCCGTTCGGGTAAACGAAGGCCCTGCAATCGTCGCGTATCATCGTTCTCGCTCCTTGCTGGTATGGGTTAGGCGATGTCATTGGCGTCCTGCTCGGCCGCCTCCCTTGTCTCAAACGGGCCCATTCGGTCGCCATCTGGGAGACATCCCGGGAATTCGGCCTGCCAATACCACCCACTTGCGGATGGGTTCCCCGTGCTCGTGACGCGGAACACGCGGAAACTTCCAAAGCTGACGCCGTCTGGACCAGTGAATCGTTGATACATCGTTCTCACTCCTTGCTGTCGCGGATGACGACATAGTCGCCACTGCCAAAGGTTACCGCCGCTCGCCCGTTACGGGTGCTCTGGGGCCACCAGTCAACGCTCCACGTTGCCTTGATTGGTTCGCCGTTCTGACGGGCCGTTACGGTAGCGTATAGGGGTCCGTCGGTAGCCTGCGATAGGCTGACATCAGTCACGCTTACGAGCGTGAACCCAATGGCCTCGACCGCTCGCTTGATGTCGCTGTAGATGCCGCTTGGCTTGTCGTTCATCGTTCTCACTCCTTGCTGGTATGGGTTAGTGCGGGCTCGTGTAGTCATCATCGATGTCATCCGCTCTCCGGTCGAGACGCTCAAGGTCGTCGATGAATCTGGTGATGGTGTGCTCGACACCGTGCAACCCCCATGCTCCCGGGGCGTAGGCTTTGATTAGCTTGTCGAGCGCCGCCACAAGGGCAGCGCGGTCGTCGGTCGGCATCGTTCGTCTCCTTGCTGGCATGGGTTACGCGCTGTAGGTCAGCTCAAGGTCCAACGACTGGACCATAAGAGCGCGCGCGGCGTTCAAGTCGCCGTTTCGCCTGGCAGCCTCGGCCGCTTGGCACGTCTCGGCCGCATCCTTGCTCTCGAAAACATAGGTCCGCGTCGCGTAAGTTACTTGATTCATGGGTCAATCTCCGTAGTGGGGGTTATAGGCTCAAATGAAGGCATGCCAGACTGCCCGAGGACCAGCACCGGAAGGCGCCTAGGCTCGGAGCCGGGCATACACTCATTTGAGCGCACAACAGTCACGTTTAACGTCCCCCGATTGATAGGCTACTTCGGGTGCTGGCAAGGCTTGCAAAGGCTTTTGACAGCTGGACGGGCCACGGTCGGTTCATTAAGCGTTTCTATGCACAGCTATCCGTTGTCGGATAACCTGACCTACTGAACAGTGAACTCTACAGGTGGGGGTGTGGACCGCGAGAGGCATCACCCTCGCACGGTACTCCGAAAAACTTACGCCTAGACCTTTGTGAACCCTTATTCCCCCGTCGACGGTCGCCTAAGCGACTCGGAGACGGAGCGTTCACGCTGGCCTTTATGGCCCCGGCTTCTATACCTGTTCCCCATCACACGGTGGGGTTGTGACTGAGCTTGTACGCTCATCAAGGCGCCTAGTGGCGCTTGGCTCGGTGCATATTGCCTCACTTGTTGGGTTATGGGATGGGCTAGGCTCTCATCTATCCGTTCCGAGGTGCATGCTGGTGGCCGGTCTCAGCGGCTCTTATGCCCGTATCAGGTACCCTATGTTGGCGCCCACCGACTTGCGGGGACTCACTCGGTGGATTGTCAGAGAACCGGTGTCGGTGGGTTGCCCCCTCGACGTCTATAGTTGTCTCACAGGTCGTACTTTGCAGTCAAGCGGATAAAATCATGGTGACTCAGTACAACGTTTAGACTCTGGAGTCACGATGACTCACGGCGCCTTGTGACACCTTTGGGCATGGTAAACCTTGAGCAATCCCGGGGTGTTGCAGTTGTGATCACGGTTTCCGGTGGGGTGATTCGAGGTGGTGGGGGTATGGGCCTTCCCAGGAAATGGAGACCAGTCCAACGTTTAGACTTCCCAAACCAGTTCAGACTCCCTCACCACCGGGGCTCAGTGGCACGTTTAGGGGCAGCCCTTCGCGCGCGGGAGTTGGGGTAACTGCTGGGGACGGGGCTGGCCAGGGGGCAGCTCTGGGAGCGCTGGTACCTGGCGGGACTGGTGGCGTCTCGGGTCGTGGGGTCGTGACGCGTAGGCATGGCACCGGGCGTGGGTGGGGGGCCTGGAACGCGGTGACCCCCCGGTGCCGAGCGGGTACGTGGTACCCTTTTTACGCGCCGATATTTCCGAACCCCCCTTAAAACCTGATCACACCAGGCATGAGATTGGTGATCGAAGCCGATAGACCCCCAAGGTCTATTCGGCGGACCACTCGGCCATCTATATTTGGCTACTGACAGTTTCCTCGATTCATGCTATAATATTCTTGTTCTTAGATGGTAAGCAGTAGTCACAGCGACAAGCGAGGATAGCTCGCGCAGTCGGTGGTTTACGCCAGTGGCCCTGAGTATACACCACCGCGTCTTCGCTTGGGGCTACGCCGCTGGTGGAAACTGTTGGTGAGGCTGAAGAGTTTCGACCTTCTAGTCCGCCGCAGAGTTTTTGGGAACTCTTCGGCTCTTACCGCTGACTACGCTTTCGCGGTATAGCCGCCAACACTCACTCTTCCGCTATACGGTTACTCTTCCGAGAGCCGAGATTTAGACTAGTAGTAGAGGCTCGCAAGAGCCTTTAGCAAGAGCCAACAGTTGCGCCTGGAGCAGGAGAGTTGGGATGGCGAAGCGAACAGCGAGGGAGCGAGCGCGGAGCGCTGCTGCTGGTGACTGGATAGGCGGGGCTGTTAAGCGGCCTGGGCGTGTTAGGGCTTATCTTGGTGTTGGGAGGGGTGAGAAGATACCGATGGGGAAGTTACTTGCGGCTATCAAGCGACTTGAGGCAAAGAAGAGTAAGACCGCCGAAGAGCGGTCGTTACTGAGCGCACTGCTTTTGGCCAAGCGGTTCAAGAGCAAGGGAGGGGTTTGAAGGATGGCTAGTAAAACACCGAGGCGGCCCAAGGCCCGTAAGGCAGCCGCTGCTGCTGAGTCGACTGGTAAGCCCACCGCCCGCCGGACTGATGTTATTGCTCGTGAGAGCGCGCGGCTGAGGTCTTCTGGGGAGCCGGTGAAGCTGAAGAAGAACTTCCAGAACGAGATGACCGCCGCTGACCGGATTCGGTTCTATCTGGGCCTGCCCCAGGGCTACCCGATGAATCCTGTGCTCATGGAGAAGGCGACTGCGAAGCTACATGAGAAGCAGGATGCGCTTGGTGGACTGACGCGCTTCGAGGCGCAGGTGATGTTCGACATCCACAGCGCCTCAAGTGCCCGGCGTCAGGATGAGCGCTTCTACTCCAATCCCGAGAGTGCCGAGTACTTCCGCGCCAACGCTGAGGAGTCGCTCTTGGAGTTGGCTTCGGATGATGACGACCCCATGTGGAACGCTCAGTACGCGATGGGGAGGCTTTACGGGGAGTTGCCTTCTGAGTTTAACCCAGGGTCCTATCAAATCAGTCGTTCTGGCCCAGAGGTCTTCCCCAGCCAGGAGGCAGCAGAGGCCCACATCCAGCGGAGTGGCTTCCGTGGCCCAGACGAGACCGTGGGGCAAGCCAGGGCAAGGGCTCGCCGGGAAGCCGCCAAGCCTCAGAACCCCAGGATGGGTGGACCCAAGCGGAAGCATGGAACGTACTGATGGATAACCTGAGCCTCATGCTCGCTACATGCTCGAACAAGCTCTCGACTGACCGGGCTTGCCTGGAGTGTGACAAGGTCTACCATGGCTCCATTCGATGCCCTGGGTGCGGTAAGCATAGCGGTGAGCCGCTTGATTCCGATGACCCCCTTGACAGCCGAGTTGCCCTATCTTAGTGTTGAAGAGTGTTCGTCTCCTTGGTCCGGCGCAGCAACGCCGTGACTCACCGGGGCTCGTGCCTTTAGGGGCGCGGGCCTTCGTTTTAGAAGGGGCTTAGATGGACACCCCCTTGACAGCCAAGTCCATCTAGTCCACTCTGGCTGAACTCGCGGGGTAGCTCTCCGTTGGGTTATGGGAACTGCCCTGGCCATCTCGTCACCTTGCTCGGTCTCGGATGGTCGGGGTGGTTTTATCCACCGTCAAGGAGGACGATTGTGGGAGGAGAGTACCAAGAGGCCGGACGGCTTCTCGATGGCGTGCTGGCTGGACACCGCATTGAGGTCATGCCCGAAGACCCCATCGGGGCGATCTTGATGGTGTTCAAGGCGTACAGGGACATCGGTCCTCTGGTGGCTGGCCCGACCATGACCATAGAGACGGAGTTATACGTTCAGGAGGTTATAGCGGACCTGGAGGGCTGGCTGGCAAACCCGATCCTTCGGAGCAACGAGTTCCCGGCTGTGGGGTCTTCGTGATGGACCCGTTCTTCCTACCTCAGAGCACTACGGTCGAGCGAGAGGTCTTGGCCTGTCTGCTCCTCGACCCCTCCAAAACACCCTCGGTGTCGGGGCGACTCGACCATGAGGACTTCGTTAGCGACGTCAACCGCTTCATATGGCTCGGTATCCTCGGCGCCTATGAGCGCCACAGTGACTACGACGAGGTAATCCTCGAAGAGGTGCTCAGAGACCAGGGCGCATGGGGGCGTATCGGCGGGAACACACTGGTTCAACTGATGAACCGCCAAGGCTCCAACGCAATGCTCGACTCTTACGTCGACCGACTGTTGGAGATGAGCGCCAGACGGCGGATGCATAAAGCAGCCGACGAGCTAGGCGCTATCGCGGTGGATGGGCACCTCAGCCCAGGAGAGGCAATCACCGAGGCGGAGGCGTTGGTAGGACGGCTGAGGGAGTGTGGCGAGAATCTCGTGGAGGGAGACGATGCCGGGGGCGTCGTCAGTAGCTATATGCACACCGTACACGCTATCCAGCGGGGCGAGCAGCAGCCGCCACGTATCTCGACTGGACTCCACCCCCTCGACAAAGCCCTCGGTGGGGGATTCAGGCCAGGATGGCTCGTTCTGGTCATGAGCCTCAATGGTCACGGTAAAACAGCCCTGGCTGTCAACGGTTTCGCATGGGCGGTCGCCCAGCAAGGGCGGCCAGCCCTCATCATATCCCTGGAGATGCCCGCTGATCAGCTAGTGGGGCGCCTTATCGCCGCTGAATCCGGCATACCAGTCCAGATGCACGACCAAAAAGGCCTCAATGAGGACCAACTCGTCGCCATGACCCACGCTGCACAGAAGGTCTCAGTCGCTCCCATCCGAATCATGGGCCATCAAGCCGCTACGATTGACGCGGTGCGGCAGGCAGCGCGGTCATTCAAGGCCCAAAAGGGTGATTTGGGCATCATCGTGGTGGATTACATCCAACTCATGCGCTCTGAAGGGAAAAATAGCAGCAGAACCGAGGAGTTGGAGCGAATAAGCCGGGGACTCAAGGAACTGGCCATGGAGTTGGACTGCGTTGTGGTTAGTATCTCGCAACCAACCATGGCGGCGAAGCGAACATCGACTCGTCCGACCATTCGAGACAGTAAAGGGAGCGGAGCGATAGATGATGACGCTGACTTGGGCCTTGTGCCGTGGATTTTACGGAATGTTGATGAGTCTGCAAAGCCATGGGAAGCTGAGATAGGCATGGACAAGTTCAGGCACGGACCGAGACGCAATCTCTACCCCTCAGACGTTGAATGGGACGGTAGTAGAACGCGTTTCATCGAGGTCGGGGCCACATTCCGTGGCTAAGGGGCGAACCAGGGCCGTATTCCCCCCATCGCCCATGCCTATAGCGCCAGAGGCGTGGTTATCTATCGATCCGGCAAGCGGAAAGAAGGACTCGGTGGCCGTCAGGTGGAATCGCACCACACCGGTCGAGTTCGTCGGAATCAAGCACCGAAGCATCGACAGCATGAACAAAAGCCTCGGCGGTTCAGACCTCATCGTCGTTGAAGGCGGCGGATTCGTCGGAGCCAACGCTGCCTCGGCTCTTGCGCTCGCCAGGGTCAGAGAAAGGTTCGCTTGCGTGGCGTGGCACAAGGGCATTCCGACGCTTGAGGTCGCCCCTGACCACTGGCGCTCCATACTCAAACTCACGGCACGCCCTAGAGACCAAGCAGTTGCAGCACAGAGAACTCTGTGTAAACTACTGGCGAATAGGGGTGTTCAACCCGCCCTCCCATTTGCAGTCGGCGCGACCAACGACGACAAGCGCGCGGCGCTGCTGATAGGGTGGGCATGTTGCCAGTCATGGGGCTGGCTCTGAGGTGACCGATGGCGACAGCAAAGAAGCCCGCAAAGAAGAAGCCCGTGAAGAAGAAGATCACCAGCGGGCGCAAAGTCAATATCCCCAAGGCCGAGGCTGAGTCCATCCTGGCCGATGCGCCCAAGCGCCTCTCGTCCGCAGGGGGCACGAGGCACCACATGATGAACCTTGTCCGCTTCCGAGAGATGGATATCGACGAGCCACTGTCGAAGTTCATCAACAAGGTCACCAAGCGTGGGAACTTCAAAGACCCCACCGACGCCACACTCGCCATGCTGCGCTACCTGGCGCACTTCGCAACCCAGCGCGGGCTCGGCTCGTTTATCCCCCACCTCCGTGGATTCAAGGGTAGGAAATGAGCGCCTTTGCTGCCGAGGGTGAAGCGATGCACGAGGGATACAGCATCGCCTCGAAAGACATCGTTGTTTACGACCCAGACAAGCGCTCTGGTGGCGTCGCAAAGGCCACTATCGTCGAGGGACTCATCGCCGAGGCGGTAGCGAGCAGCAAGATTGCGCTCGATGTTCTCCACCAGTCCGACGGAGATGCGGCGTCTGATGCGTCGGCAGCCTTCAAGGTCATCGGCCTCGAACTCATCAACCTCGTCGAGATGCTCGAAGGCTACCATGACGCTGCACTGCGTCCGAAGCACCGAGCGGCACGCGCTATCGTCGTTGGTATGATCGCCAAGATGAAGGCAAACGACATCCAGAACGGCGCTACCGAGGAGCAACTCACCCAGTTCGCTCGCGATGCGGTTGGTTTCTTCGAGTCGATTCACATCTGTATGCTCGAAGAGACCGACCGAAAGAAGCGCTACCGGTACAAGAAGAGGTTCCTTGGTGGGTGACCATGTCCGCATAGCCGAGCCGCATGATGCCGTCCTGACGGTGACAGAGAGGGCCATGAAGCATCGGATGCTCATTGTCCTCGAAGCGCTCGAAGCGGGCCATAGCCGAAACGCAGCGGCCTCCATGGCCCAGGTATCGTCTACCACCGTGTCGGCTTGGATCAGGAGTGGGCGCCGAAAGCCCACCCACCTCCTCTACCCGTGGTTCTTTCACGAGATTCAGCGCAGCGAAGGACAGGGCGAGAAGCTCTTTGCCGACATCGTCATCAGAGAGGCGACCGAGAACCACAACTGGCGCGCAGCCATGTTCGTGCTTCAGAAGCGCTACAAGTGGAACGATAGGCCGGATATGGACTCAGACGTTCAGCGAGACCAGCAAAAGGCCCAACTCGCAAAGACCAGGGCCGACACCACCTACACCGAAGAGCGCACCAAGAAGCTCAAGGAAGACGGCG